CATGGAGGAACAATCGATAAATATATGGGTGACTGCATCATGGCATTTTGGGGCGCACCATTAGAAGACGAACTACAAGTAGAAAATGCAACAAAAGCAATTATAGAGATGAGAATCTCTTTGGAGAAATTAAATGAAGAACTCAAAGAAGAGGGGCTGGATCAAATTAATACAGGTGCTGGTATCAATACGGGACTTTGTGTTGTGGGCAATTTCGGATCCAGTTCCCGTTTCGATTATAGTGTGCTTGGTGATAGCGTCAATCTTGCAGCAAGGCTAGAGAGTCAATGTAAGGAGTATAATGTAGATGTTATCATATCCGAGTACAGTTTAGTTGAAGGTTATGATTACAAATTCCTTGACGAAGTTACAGTCAAAGGAAAATCAGAACCGGTAAAAATTTATACCTTACAAAAATAAGTCTTGACAAAAGCTTAAAACTTTTATATAATTGTAGTATAAATTTTTTTAGAGAAAGAACCATGTCAGAAGAAATACAAAACTTAAAATCAGAACTAGCCAAACTTGAAGCTATTGTAGCTGAACGGTGGAAAACTGCATTTAGACGTTTTGATGAAATGGAAGGTTCAATACAGAGAATAGAACAAATATTAATAGGTGGCGCAGGAGCAGCATTGCTGTTTATGGCAGGCTTAATAGTGACATTAGTCACACTACATGGATAAAATTATGATAGAAGAATACAGTAAAAAAGATATAAAGAAAACTCCAAAAATTAAAAAAGAGTTTACTCTACCAGAAGGCTGGTCAATGGTCGAAAAGAGAGGTAGATGGTGTGTTAGGAATCCTGATGGAGTTCTTAGCAAGTTCGCTACTAAATCAGCGGCAAAGCAATATATTGAGGAGATAAGCTAATGTTAGAATTTTTTCAGTGGGTACAAGGCTGGATTGCAGTTGTACCAACAATAGTAATGATTGCATCTTTTATAGCAGCAATTACTCCAACCCCGATTGATGATGGTTGGATGAAAAAAGTGTACATGGTCTTAGACTGGTTTGCACTAAACGTAGGCAGAGCTAAAGATAAATGAGCTTGAAGAAAGCATTTACTGAAGCAGTTGAGAGAGTTCAGAAAGAAACTGAACTCTCATCAGCAATCAAGCGAAGGATAAAACGAAAGAAGTCTAAGCGTACATAAATATGAAGCGATACGATATATGTCGTAGCTGTCCAGAGTTTGATAGTTATTGGAAAACTTGCAATACTTGCAAGTGCTTTATGCCGATTAAAGTATTAATAAGTTCGGCAAAGTGTCCACAAGGACAATGGGAGAAAATAAATGGCACTGACCAAAAAACAAATGAAATTACCAAAAGCTTTAAGAGAGGCTATTCTAAAAAAGCAGAAGCAAAAAGGAATGGGTAAAAAGAAGAAACGTGGTAAGAAAAGAAGAGGTAGTAGAGGTTAATTGGTTACAATACTTTCATTCTATTAAACATGTATGTCCATATAGTTATCAAAGTTATCTAGATGGAACTACTAAAATAACACACTTTGATGAAGATATCTTAGTATTAAATGAACAAAACTTTGAAATATTACCTTGGGAGGTGATTGTATATCTACTGGGTGATGACCTAACGCTTGATGCGATTGAAGAGTTTGTGGCATCGTTGAATGAATGTCAGAACACATGTGAATATTTATGGTCTCACCCAACCTTTTCTAAAGGCGGATATAATCAAACTCCTGTGCCTGTAATTATACAGCAAGATCGAGCCAGATTAATGGAGTTAAGAAGTGGCAAAAAGAATACCAAGAAAGACTAAGTCAGGTAGAATAAGACCCGCTTCAAAACACTCTGATCTTTATACAGATGAGAGACCCAAGGACACAGTAAGAATTAAGTTTGCTACTGTAAAAGATGCACGAGCTACTGTTGCAAAAGTAAAGAGAGTTCGTAGATCATTTGCAAGAAAAATTCAAATTCTTACTGTAGGCGAACAACGAGCAAGAGTGATGGGAAAGAAAACTATAGCATCAATCTTCAAGGCAGGTAAAGCTGCATTAAGGTTAAAAAATGGCCGTACGAAGAAGAAAAAGAAAGTCGCCCGTAAAAAGAAAAGGCGTTAAAAGGAGACCACTTAGTGCAAGTGTACAAAGAACTCTAAAAACCAAAGCAAAGAATAGTAGATTTACATACGGACAATTAGCAAGAGTTTACAGAAGAGGACAAGGTGCATATTTAAGTTCAGGTTCTAGACCAGGAGTGTCTATGAGTCAATGGGCTTTTGGTCGAGTAAACTCTTTCATGAGAGGTGGTCATTCACAAGATAATGACATCAAGAGAAAGAGAACTGTAAGGAAAACTCGTGGCAAAAAGAAAAGGTAGAAGACAAGTAGCGTACAGTAAACATGGAGTACCTAGAAAGTATGATGAAGGAAGCAGTGCTTTAGCAAAAGTCATAAAGCAGATTGCTAATTTATATAAACAAGGTAAAAGAGTTCCAAGATCTTTAATAGCAAGACGGATCAAGTTAGGTAAAAAAGCATTAAAGAGGAAAAGACGTGGCTAAATTAAGATTTAGAACTCGTACTATGTCAGCACATCTAAAAAAGATGTTAGCAAAACATCGCAGAGGTGAAAAGATTGGAGCTACTGCTATGGCTAGACTAAAAGCTAGAGGTCTAATAAAAAGAAAATCTGGCAAAAAGAAACGAGGACGTTTAGGAAAAAGATGATAAATTTTTTAAAGAAAATTTGGTATATTATCACTTTTCAAGATGTAAACTTTGATGGAAAAGTAGACATAAAAGATAAGATGGTAAAGGCTAAGAGAAAGAGTAAATAATATGGCAAAATGTAAATGTTGTAAATGCTGTAGTTGCACTTGCTGTGGATAAATAAATGTTAAACAAAAGGAAACATGCAGCGTTTTTAAGAAACAAACACGTATATAAGACTGCGGGGCCTGCAAGAAAAGCAGCTCGTAGATTAGGATTAAGAGGCATACATGCTCATGGCAGAGGAAAAGCCAAGAGATTTATGCCAGGTAGCTCTCACGGTGCATATCGTAGAGCATTGAAGAGGAGAAAAAATGGCAGCTAGAACAAGCGGTTTTTTAAGCGGACCTACTGGAGTACATAGTACACAAAAGATTCGTAAACATAAATTAAAGAGAGGAATAACTAGAGATATGAATGCAGCGGCTGGAACATTAGTAAATACTAAAAGCCCTTATAGCCCGGGAGCATTTTATGCAGCACCTCCAAAAGCTATTGGCCCAAGATTCGGTAGCACAAAGAATCCACCAAAAGCAAGATTTCCTGGTAGAAGGAGAAGATAAATGGCACTAACAAAAGCGGAAAAAGCAAGATTAAAGAGAGTAGGATTAACTAAATTAAATAAACCTAAATTTACTCCTAATCATAAAACTAAGAAAGCTGTTGTCGCTACAAGAGTAAACGGCAAACTTAAAATACTCCGCTTTGGTGCACAAGGCATGGGACATAATTATAGTCCTGAAGCTAGAAGAAGTTTTAAAGCAAGACATCGTAAAAATATTGCAAAAGGCAAATCTTCCCCAGCATTTTGGGCAAATAAATTTTTGTGGGCAGGAAAGGGAGGTTCTACAAAGATGCCACCTAAATCACAAAAATTTACAAGAGGTCTTAAAAGGAGAAAACGATGAGTGGTAAAAAGAATACTAGAGATTTTTGGATTGATGATCTACAATCAAAAAGTACAACAATATTAGAATACTTAAACAAAAAAGATCAATTAAATAGAAAAGAGCAGGAGTTAGCAGAACTCTGTGCAGGTTTTATTTATCTACATAATATATGTGAGGATAGACAATTTTTAGACGAACCCGATAACGAATTATTTGAAGAAGTAACAATACACTAAATGATAGACATTTCAAGAAAGGATATTTTATCCGAATCTCTTATGCAGTTTAATGATGATAGATTTATTAAACTGCCCATCGAAGGATATCTAGACTTATTAGGTATAACACCTAATTCGTCTCAAACAGGTATCATAAATGCACTTAATAATCCAAAATATCGTTTTATGTGTGCAGCAGTTTCTCGTAGACAAGGCAAAACATACATCGCAAATATACTAGGTCAACTAGTATCTCTAGTACCAAATTCACATATACTTTTAATGTCACCTAACTACTCACTATCTCAAATTTCTTTTGACTTACAAAGACAATTAATTAAGCACTTTGATTTAGAGGTAATTCGTGATAATGCAAAAGATAAAGTTATTGAATTATCAAAT